ATGGATAAAGATGGCGGAGGCCTTAACATTAGTGCAGGGTCATTATTTGTTCGTTACAATGACGGCGAAGCAAGTGACGACTTAGTTGCAAACTTTAAAGTTTACATTCGTAACGGCACTGGTCCAACAACTATTACATCTGGTGTAATTAGCACAGGACTATCACTCGGTACTGCAAACTTTACAATTAGTGAAACAATTAAAGGTAATGCTAGTATCCAAAGTCCAGTTGCAATCAGTGTTGCTGTTGCAGGTGATGCAGACGATGCAGAAGATATTGCAGGTGCAATCAATACTTCATCGCTTACAAACGTTAGTGCTGAAGTTGATAGTGCAAATAGACTTGTTATCAAACACGCACTAGGCGGTGAATTTAGAATTGCTGATACAAGCGGACACCTTGCAGAAGCAGGCTTTGCAACAAGTGGTTCGGGCGCAACAACAAACTTGTATGATGCACCAGCAGGTGACTCAACACACGAATTTGTTGCTACACTATGGAAGGTGTTAACTGCTACAAATAGTGCAACTGCACCAACAGCACTAGCACTAGATGGCACACTATGGTATAACTCAATTGTAGACGAAGTGGATATTATGATCCACAACGGTACGACATGGGTAGGATACCTAGACAGTACATCACCATTTTATGCATCAGGTCCGGCAGATCAAACAGATCCAAAAGGTCCTATTGTAAGTGCAACAGAACCTACACAACAGTCAGACAAAACTGCACTTAAAAACGGTGACATTTGGGTTAGCACAACAAACCTTGACAAGTATCCAGAAATTTACAAGTACAGCACAGCAAAGAGTGCATGGGTACAACTAGATACTTCCGACCAAACTACAGCAGATGGCGTTCTATTTGCCGATGCACGTTGGGCGGCAGCAGGTGCAGATTCAAAACAGGCAGACATTGATGATCTACTTACAAGTAATTACTTAGATCCAGATGCTCCAGATCCGGCACTATATCCAAAAGGTATGCTACTGTTTAACACACGTAGAAGTGGCTTCAATGTGAAGAAGTTTGTACGTAACTACATCGACACAAACGCTAAAAACAAGCGTCAAAACGATGCGGCAATGACAGGCTACTATGAGCATCGTTGGGTAACTGAATCAGCAAACAATGCAGACGGTTCAGGACGCTTTGGACAAGCCGCTCAGAGAGCAGTGGTTGTACAAAGTTTACAAGCAGTGGTAAACAGCAATGACGAGATTAGAGATGACGAATCACGTATCTTTAACTTGATTGCTACACCTGGTTATCCAGAACTGATTGGCGAAATGATTAGCCTAAACTACGACAGAGGCTTAACAGCATTTGTTGTTGGCGACACACCGAGCACACTGCAACCAAATGCAACTTCACTAAATGAGTGGGGTACAAACGTTAACCTTGCAGTAGAAGATAACGCAGACGGACTAGTAAGCAGAGATGAATATCTAGGTGTTTACTATCCATGGGGCTTCACAAGTGACAACTTTGGTAACAATGTAGTTGTTCCACCGAGTCACATGATGCTACGTACTATTGCACTAAGTGACCAAGTATCGTTCCCATGGTTTGCACCGGCAGGTACAAGACGTGGTGGTATTACAAACGCAACAGCAACAGGTTATATTGATGCTGAGGGCGAATTTGTAAGTGTAGCACTAAATGAAGGACAGCGCGATACGCTATTTGGAATTAGTGTAAACCCAATTACGTTTATTACAGGTGCAGGACTTGTAGCGTTTGGACAGAAGACTCGTGCTAGAAACGCAAGTTCACTAGATAGAGTCAACGTAGCAAGACTAGTAATTTACTTACGTAGCCAACTTAATAAACTTGCTAAGCCTTATATCTTTGAGCCAAATGACAAGATCACACGTGATGAGATCAAAGCGGCGGCTGAAAGTTTAATGCTAGAACTTGTAGGCTCAAGAGCACTATATGACTACATTGTAGTTTGTGACGAAACTAACAATACACCATCGCGTATTGATAGAAACGAACTATACTTAGACATTGCGATTGAACCAGTTAAGGCTGTGGAATTCATTTACATTCCATTAAGACTTAAGAATACAGGAGAAATTGCAGGATTATAATCTAGTAAATGGACCCCTGAAATATTGGGGTCCATAACTGATAAATACTGTAACAGGAGAAACTTATGGCAATTTCAACATTATCAAAAATTACAGTTCCACTAGCATCTGATAGTAGTGCATCAACACAAGGTTTGTTGATGCCAAAACTACAGTATCGCTTTAGAGTGATGCTAGAGAACTTTGGTGTATCAACACCAACTACAGAACTTACAAAGCAGGTTATGGATGTAACACGCCCAAGTGTAACATTTGAAGAAGTAGAGATTCCTGTGTACAACTCACGTGCATATATTGCAGGTAGACACTCATTCGAACCTATTACACTTAACTTGCGTGAAGATGTTAACAACAGTGTACAAAAACTTGTTGGCGAACAACTTCAAAAGCAGTTTGACTTCTTTGAAATGTCTACTGCGGCATCAGGTATTGATTACAAGTTTACAACACGTATTGAAATCCTAGATGGCGGTAACGGTGCAAACACACCAAACATTTTAGAAACTTTTGAACTATATGGTTGTTTCATTCAAAATGCTAACTACAACCAGTTAACATACAGTGCTAACGATCCTGTATCAATTACACTATCAATTAGATTTGATAATGCAATCCAATCACCACAAGGTGAAGGCATTGGTACAAGCGTTGGTAGAACGCTAAACAGCCTAGTAACAGGCGGCGGTGGTATTGGTTAATACCAATTAAAATTGCCATAAACTTCAAAGGGGACCTTAGTGTCCCCTTTATTATTATATACGCTGTTAATGATTAAGGATAAATATTTATATGGCAAACATACTTAACGGCTTTTTAGATAATGTAATTGGAGGTGCAACTAACCCAGGTGGTAATTTAAAAGATTACCAACACGCCGCACGTCTATTTACTGACGACGGTTTTAGACTTGCACCTAAATCAAAGTTTCTCTTTTACACACTATTTGAACTTAGTCCTTCGGCACAAAAGGTCATGCCGCAATTAGACCAAAGACACAAACAAGAAATTAACATGCTTGTAAAAGCAGTTGACTTGCCAAAGTATCAAATTCAAACTGTTACAAAAAATATGTATAACAGGAAAAAGAATTTACAAACCACAATCGAGTATGATCCGATTAACATCACTTTACATGATGATAATTTAGGACTTACAAGTACACTTATGGAAGCGTATTATAGGTACTATTATAGAGACGGTAATTATAATACAGGAGGAGTAAGCCCTCCCTACAATCCACGGAATACGTATAGTACACCGCAGTCACAGAACTATCGCTACGGACTAGACAACGATCATACTGAACCTTTCTTTAAAAAAATTACTATATTCCAACTTGCACGTCATGAATATATTGCATATACTTTAGTCAATCCTCTTGTGACTGGATTAACACACGATCAAATGGATTCACAAGCCGGCGGCGAAGTAACTCAAAACCAAATGACTGTTGCATATGAAACGGTATTTTACAGCAGAGGTCCTGTTGGCGAAGATAGTCCTGCAGGCTTCGGCACTGCACACTATGACACAACACCAAGTCCGTTATCAGTAAGAGGTGGCGGTACTATTAGTTTACTTGGTCAAGGTGGTGTAGTAGGCGGCATTAGTGATATTATTGGAGATATTGCAGGCGGACAATTTAACCTTGGCACAGCACTTAATGTTTTTAACACTTACAAAAATGCAAAACGTCTTACAAAAGAAGGCCTACGGCAAGAAGGTTTTAGTATTTTAAAGAGTGCGCTAGGTAATATTACACGAGAAGTTGTCGGCGGCGTTTCTGATGTGAACTTTCCTAAAAATTCCGGAAATGGACAAGCCAACAGTACAGTGACTACGCAAGGCGGTCAAGTAAATACTTCAAGTAATTTGTATGCAAATAAAATTAGCCAGGCACAAGGAAATAGCACTAACAATAATACTCTACAAAACAATTTAGTAGGAAGATAATATGAGCGAATTTAAAGTAAAGCCCTTAGACAGTGGCGAAGAAGTAAAAGAATATTACAACAAGTATTTTACAGAAACTATTTCAGTTAGTGCAAATAAACTAGATTCTGTTGTAGGATTTTTTACAAAAAGAGGATTTGATGAAATTAGTGCGGTAAATGTTTCAGCAGTGCTTATAGAACAATCACGAGTAGACGGTGTAGATGTTTTTACGTTACTTGACACATTAAAGGGTTTGGAAGACATACAAATAAGTGGACTTGTTGCAGAGATACTTAACTACAATAGATCCAAAAGTAGTGTGCTAGGATTTAAAGTAGAAAAAGTTGAAAGAGCGGAACTAAGAAATATTGTAGCATGATATGGGACGTTTTGCACAGGGAAAATACGAACTAAAGAATCCAGAAAAATTTCTAGGAAATAAAACACCGACATATAGATCAAGTTGGGAATTTACTTTTATGCAGTTCCTAGACAACCATCCTAGTGTAAGTAAATGGGCTAGTGAATCTATCAAAATCCCATATAGAAATCCACTTACAGGCAAACAAACAATCTATGTTCCGGATTTTTTTATTGTTTATAATGATAAAAAAAGCAAACAACATGTAGAACTAATAGAGGTAAAACCAGCAAATCAAACTCTCAGAGAAAAAGTAGGGCGTTCTAGACACAATCAGGCGGCTTGGGTAGTTAACCAAGCAAAGTGGGAAGCGGCAAGTGCTTGGTGTAAACAAAGAGGTATATTTTTTAGAATAATAAATGAAAATGATATATTTCATAATGGAAGGCGTTCACGATGAATACAAACGAATATAAAGAAAAAATGTTTAAGATAATCGAAGGTTATCCAAAGCAACACAGAGGTGTCAAATATATTAGAAATTGGGACACACATTGGAGCGAAAAGAATTACTATGTTGATAAAATTGATTGGTCGCACATCAAAACTGCTCTAGATGTAGGAACAGGGGTAGGTATGACTCCTTTTATATTACAACAAAAAGGCATTGATGTAGAAGGATCTGACATTCCAGAAGCACTTGAGATTGAGGATGTTTTTAGAAAATGTTGTGATTTAATAAAACTAAAAAGACATCCAGTAACAATACTCAACAACAAACCCACTGTATGGCCAAAAGAGTATGACATTTTGTTAGCGCAACGCACAGAATTTGATAGAGAAGCATTGCCTAAAGGAGAGCGTTTTAATTGGATGTATTTTTTAGAAGATGTTTTTAAAAATTTCAATGAAGTATATATTAAATGTAATGCAAGTGGTAAGGCCTGTCCAGGCAGAGATACACCATTAGACCCATACTTTTTCAATCCACGTATTACTGAAGGTTTAGGAAAGCCATACAGAGCATGGTATCTGCATATTAACAAAGAGCAATGGCTAAATATACATAACAATTAAAGTAGTATATTATGACAAAAAAATTACAAGACTTATTAGATATGCCCGATGCACAAGAAATAATTGCTGATGCAAAGGCAGAAGACAAAGAAAAGAAAAAACAAACAGCAGTTGTTGAACAAGAAGATACGTTTAGAGATATTGCAGAGTTTGATAAAATTGCTAGTGCATTGCCGCAAGTAAAAGGCTTAGGAGAAAAAGCCGATAATGAACTTGAGGATATTGCACAACGGGCTTTGCAAAGTTATGAAGACCTAATGGACTTGGGTATGAATGTTGAAAGCCGCTACTCCGGAAGAGTATTTGAAGTTGCAGGTAGTATGCTAAAAACAAGCCTTGATGCTAAAGTAGCAAAAATGGATAAAAAACTTAAGATGATTGACTTGCAACTTAAGAAAGAAAAACAAGATAGAGACGCAGGCAGTGCAGATGGTGATATGATCACCGGCGAAGGTGCTATTGTAACTGACCGTAATTCACTACTTGAGCGCCTGAAAGGCATGGATAAAGATAAATAGTATTAGAGGAACAATGCCATGGGATTTACAGAATTTTTAACAGAATCAAAAAAGCAATACGAATTTAAAGTAGGTATTGCAGGAGCGTTAGACGAAGGATTTACTGATTCGCTTGAAACTTGCCTAAAGAAATTTGATGTAGCAAGTATTTCAAACGGTAAGAAAACTCCTATCCAGGAACGTCCGCTAGACTTTCCACAGTTACAAAACATGGAAGTTACATATTATGACGTTGTGCTAAACTATCCATCTACACCACAAGTGCTTGAAGAATACATTGAGGAGTGTTGCCCATGTGAACCTAATCATGTTATTGTTCGCACAGAAGGTGATGATAGAGCACACGACGAATACTATCAAAAAGAAGATCCATATGTTACTAAATTAGAAACAGAAGAAATGGAACAAGCAGATCCAGATGCACAAAAGCATGTAGGTACTAACAAAGTGATGGATCTATTAAAAGAATTAGAAACTGCACGTAAAGAGCGTGAAGTTTACAAAGGTGGAGCAGTCGAAGGCGAAACAGCAGGTGTACAAGCCATGGACGAGCCAACACACAACAAAGCAGTCGTAGGAGGCTAATATGAAAGAACTACTAGAAAAATTAGCCGAGTTAGATAGAATTGATGAAACAACAGATCCAACTCCGGCAGAAGTAAAACAACTCGACGAAATGGCATCTATGAACATTAGTATGTCTGGTGAAAATGCAGACGAAGTTGCACAACTAGTTGCAATTATGCGTAGCGCCGGAGCAGATCCAAAGCCTGTGGATACAGATATGATGAATCCGCCAATGGATAAATTGAAAGCACTTATTGGTCCACCTGATGATATGAACGATTTGAAACCAGGCATTCAAAAAGAACCATGTGCAAAATGCGGTAAAGTGCATTTAGGAAACAGCGGCTGTGGCGGACACGAAGATATTGAAACAGACGAAAACTGGGAAAACGGTGCAGACGAACAATACTACGATCAGCATACAATGACTAAAGA